CACTGGGGCCTCCATGCCTGACGGGCTAAATAACTTATTCCTGGATTCAAGGTTTTTGGCCTGCTCCAGCGCAATTATATTCGGCGGCTCGAACATTGCTGTTAATTGTGACTTTTTTTCCTGCGGTAGCGCTGGCGCGACCATCAAGCAGTCAAAGTTTATCAACTGCCGTTTTGCCAATTGCTCCCCCTCGTCCATATCAGCATCCGGCAACGCGCTGTATAGGTATATGTATCAGCCTGGCGCTCTGCTTAAAAACTGCCTTATTGCAGATTCAACCGAGTTTACGTTCACTACAAACACAACAGGCATCATCTGGTCTTATGACCACGACCAAACGCCAGGAAATCATTGGGGGTTTGCCAATGGTGCCACGGTAAATATACAGTCGTCAGTAGTGCACGATACAGAGCCAGTAGCATGGCGGGTAGTGCATTCGAGCGCCGACGCAAACGCCTCGAACCCTGTCATGTTTAAGTTAGGGGAGTTCGCTGTTTCTGCGGCTTCTCTCGTAACCTTCTCTGCTTGGGTAAAAAAAGACCATGCCACCAATGTAGGGTGCTCAATCTTTGTTGCAGACGAGGTTTACAACATTGCCGGAGTCGTGGCTGATGAAGAGACCGCAGCAAACAACACGTCCTGGCAGCAACTTACAATAACGTTTACGCCTGACGTGGACGGCATTGTGCCAATTTACTTTAAGTCTTGGTACATAGCAGGCAACTCAAATACTTATGTAGGTTCAATATCTTGCACACAATGAAAAGAGAAAAGTACCTCGACGTCCCCGTAGTTGTTCGGGAGGAAAATGATGTTTCAGGGAAAAAGCGGGTTTGGGTTCTGGTGACGGAAACCCGCGCTGAAATGATTAAACTGGACGGCAATGCCAAAAAAGCGGACATAGGTGCCGCCGCCGAAAAACGGCTTGCCGACCTCAAAGAAATACAAGCCAAAGAAATCGAACTGGAAGAACTTGAGGCAGCAGCCGCCGCGCTGCGTGCTCAACTTGGTATCGAATGATTACAAAGGCAGACATATTAGAGTTGCAACATTCAGCCGACGGTTCACCGTGGGCCAGTGTTGTTGTTGGTTCGGGGATTGACCCGGACACGCTCGAACTGTCTGCCGATGGTTCGCCGTGGCACGGCGTTATTGACTCCGGCCCGCCGCCGTCCGGCGAAATCGCCAAGGTTGCCGGCGTGCTGCTTGCCAATGTTGGCAAAATATCGGGGATCGCAATAGCCGGAATCGGAAAGATTGCCGGAAAAATAAAATAACCGTATGACCATATCCGTCTTCACACCTATCCACCAGCAGGACAACGATACCGTTATGCGCGCTTACCGCAGCCTGTGCGCTCAGACGGTGAAGCCCACCGAGTGGGTGCTCCTGATGAACGGCAAAGCCGAGTTCTGGCGCCCTGCCGGGCTGGACGATGCGCCGTTCCTTGTGAAAATCTTTTCCTACGGTGAAAGCGGTAGCATTGGGACGCTCAAGGCCGTGGCCTGCGCAAATTGTTCCGGCGATATCCTGGTGGAACTGGACTACGACGACGAATTGACGCCTACAGCCATCGAAGACATCGCCAGCGTGTTCATGCACCAGCCGCAGGTGAAATTTGTCTACTCGAACAGTATCGAAATACTGCCAGACGGTACAAACAACCTGTACGGACCAAAATACGGATGGCGGCACCGCGAGGTGGAGTGGGATGAAAATATATTCGGCAAGTGCAACGTGGCATTCCCAGAGCAGGCGCACTACATGCGCCGCATCGAGTGGGCGCCCAACCACGTGCGTGCATTCCGGGAAGATGCCTACCGCGAAATAGGCGGCTACGACGTATCGCTCGCCGTGGGCGACGACCATGACCTGGTGTGCCGGTTTTACCGGGCCTTCGGGGAGCGCGGTTTCTACCATATTGACGAGTGCTTGTACATCTACCACATTCACCCGGGCAATACCAGCAACGGGCGCAACCGCAACGCCGAAATACAGGCGCAGGTAGACATCAACTACTGCCGTCATGCCGAAGAAATGTACATGCGTTGGGCTGCCGACCGGCGGCTCGACTGTCTCGACCTGGGCGGCCGCATCGGCAAGCCGGAGGGGTATTTGTCCGTTGACCTTTTGGACGCCGACATCATTCAAGACCTGAATGCCCACCGTTGGGACATCGAGGACGACAGCATAGGTGTCATCCGCGCTTACCACGTGTTGGAGCACCTCGACGACCCGATCAATTTTTTCAACGAGTGCTACCGCATACTCGCCCCGGGCGGCTTTCTGCTCATCGAGGTACCGAGCGTGAACGGCCCCGGCGCATTCGGCGACCCGACGCACAAGCGATTTTTCAATACGCTGACATTCGAGTACTTCACCAACCAGCAATATGCCCGGTTCATTCAGCCGCAGTATTCCGGCCGGTTTCAGAAAGCCCGCGTGCAGGAGTATGTGTGGCCCAACGGCATCCCGGTCATATCGGCGCAACTCATTGCGCTCAAGGGCTGGTACGAAAGCCGCTGGTGCGGCCTGAAAGAGATGTAACCCGATCACGATCACATGACCGTCACATAAGAACATGACACACGACAAGACATACGAGGCCTACAAGGTCGTCACGCCCGGGATCGAGTTGCCGGTTACGCTGGAACTGGTGCGCATGCACCTGCGCAACGAAGACTTGCGCGCCGACGACGATCTGGTGCGGGCCTACATTCGCACCGCTGCTGCCACGGTGGAGCGCACATACGGCCTTGCCTTGATCGAACAGACCATTGATCAGTACCATTCCGCTTTTCCAGCCAATTCCGACCAGCCCGTGCTGCTGCGTGTAGCCCCGCTGATCAGCATCACGTCGGTGACGTATGTTGACAGCGCGGGCGACACGCAGACGTGGGACGCCGACGAATACACCACGGGCCGGATCAACGGCCAGCAGGTCATCGTGCCCAAAATTGGGTACACCTACCCTTCCGGCCTTACCACCCGCCCAAACGCCGTCACGATCACCTACAAAGCCGGGTTCGGCCTCGGCGCCGACAGCGTGCCGAATGACATCCGCAGCGCATTGCTGCTCATGGTAGGGCACCTGTACGAAAACCGCGAAGACCCGCCCAACACGCTCCCACGGGCCAGCGAGGCGCTTTTGCATCCCTGGTACCGTTTTTCGGCATGATTATTTTGAAACAACCTATATTTCACACAAAACAAAAAAGTGTATGTCTAACGTAGCAAAAACACCCGAACCCGTCCCTGTGAAACCCTGGTACAAATCCAAAGTCGCGCTGTTTGCGCTCACCGTGTTTGCTGTATTTGGCGGCAACTTGCTTTTCGGCTGGTTGGGCGCTGATGTGTCCGACGAGCAGATTGCGTCCATCCAAGCGGCCTACCCGACGGCGATTGACGTGATCGAAGGGCTGCGCAATGGCGAAAGCATCCAGAACTACATCGGGGCTATTTTCGGTGCTGTCATTTTCATTGCCCGGGTGTGGTTCACGGATTCGCTGATTCCGCAAAGCGTGAAAAAATGAGCAAGCGCACGCGCATCGGGCATCTGAACCGCCGCATTGATATCGAGCAATCAACGGCTACGCGCGGTCAAGCCGGTCAGGAATTACTTACCTGGTCGTGCCTGGCTACCGTGTGGGCTGCCGTGAACGCCGGAAATACCGGCAATGCCGAGCAGGTGGAAGGCGACCAATTGGTGGCTACATCCCGCCTAGTGTTCACGATCCGATACCGGGCCGGGCTGGACAAAAAGATGCGCGTGAAGTACCGCGACAACCTGTACAACATACTTACCATCCACGACGACGGGCGAGACGCATACATGCACCTCACCTGCCAAATTCAGGAGTAGAACATGAAAGTAGGCCGCTACCTGTACAACAAACTCACGAGCACCAGCGCCGTTACCGCGCTGGTGGGTACGCGCATCTACCCGGTTTTCATGCCCCAGAATGCGGCATACCCCTGCATCGTGTACATGGTAGACAACAAGCCGCTGGATCCAAGCAAAACCAGCGCAGGTAACCACGATACAGCCGTAGTGACGCTGTACATCTGGCAGGAAGCCCGAGAAGGTCAGGACGCCTACGATGTGCTCGACAGCATAGACGCCGCCGTGCGTGCCGCGCTCGATGCCGCCAGCGGCACCGCCGGAGGCGTGACAGCAGAAGTGATTCAGTACCTCGGCAGCCGCGACGGGCGCGACGAGGCTATGTTGACCTACCTCCGGGAAGCCACCTACGAAATCATACACCGATGAGCGAGATACAACTGATGCAGGCAGAAGTGACGGCTCTGGTAAAAAAACTGGAATCCGTCGGCGAGCATGGCCGCAAGGCAAGCCGGGACGCATTCCGGCAAGCCGGCGGGCTGCTCATTTCGGCTATTCAGGGCCGTGCACCGGTGTCTGATCGCCCGCACTACCGGTACGCGCAAGGCAGTACGCGCCGTGCCAAAAAAGGCAGCGGCAAGCGCCTGGCCACTTATGCGCCGGGCAATCTGAAGCGCTCGTTCAAAATCCTTACGTTCCGGCGCTCCGATGCGGTGTTCGTAGGTCCAAAATTGGCCAAGGGAAACGCGGTGGGCCGATTCGTAGGCGCGCGCACCGACGCTTACTACGCCGGCATGGTGGAGGCTGGCACACGGCGCATGAGCGGCCGCTACTTCGTGGCGCAAGCCGAAGCGGCAGCCGGGCAACAAACGCTCCGAGCCGCAAGCGAACTATTGCGCCGGGAAATAGACAATCACATCACAAAAGCAGGGTTAAAATGAAAATTCAATTCATTAAAACATACCAAGACGGCAAGCGCACCTATCAGCCCGGATGGGTGGGAGAGGTAAGCGACCCGGACGGCGAGCGCCTGGTGTCGCAGGGCTTTGCAAAGGAGGTGGACAAGTCCATCCGCAGCCGCAAGTACGCGCCGGAGGCAAAGCCGGCTACGGAGTGCGTAGTGCCCGAGCGCATCGCCGAAAAAAGTACGACGGTGGAACGTCAGGAGGCTGTAGACCCCCCGCCATTGCCAGAGCCTGAATTGGCAGAAACGACTACCTCTGCATGGAAGTGGGGCAAAAAGCCCAAGCAAGCCGAAGGAGAATAAAACACAGATTCGCAAACAAATAAACAAACACTACCTATGGCTACCACAGGCACAGTACTTTCCAAGTTCATGAAAATCTATACCGGGAGTGGCACCCCGGTAGCCATCACCTGTCAAAACGACCTTACGCTGACCGTGACGACCGAGACGTTCGACACCACCTGCAAGGACACGGACATCTCGTGGGCAGACGCCGAACCAGGCACGATCAGTTGGACGGTCAGCGGAAGCGCAAACTTCGCCTTCGATGCGACCAACGGCTACAGCGAGCTGCTCGACGCTCAGATCAACGGCGACACGGTGCCCGTGGTCGTTCAGAACGCCGTTACCGGCGACAAAAAGTACAGCGGCAACTGCATCGTTACCTCGCTCGAACTGAACGCCAGCGGCATCAATACCGCCGCCACCTACACGTTCACGCTGACCGGCAAGGGCGCCTTGACCGAAGCAACCATTTCCTAATGTGAAAGCCGATGACTACGCAGCAACTTACCATCGGCGGGCGCAAGCGCCCGGTAAATTTCACATTCGAGGTGGCCTACCGCTACGAAGAAACAACGGGCCGCAAGTACATGCGCGACTTGCGCCTGTTGTTTCGTCAACTGGCCGAGATTTCGCAGATCGTCGGAAGCGACAATACCGACGATCTGGTGGACGCCACCGATCAGATCAGCATGGTCGTACTGGCAGACATTGTACATACGGCGCTGGACTATGCCGCCACGGAGCGCGGCGAGACCCTCGACTGCACACCGGCACAGGTGGCAGGCTGGCTACTGACCGATACGGCAGCCAGCGCACAAGTATTCAACTTGCTGGCTGCCTCGATGCCGCAGCAGAAGCAGGAAGACGGCGACGCAAAAAAAAAGAGGGAGTGGGCGCCGCCCAGGACGAAGCCGAGGACATCGACTGGCAGACGCTGATCGAGTCCGCTGCAGAGTGCGGCATGACGGAGCGGGAATTCTGGAGCAGCACGCCGCGCTGGCTGGCTGCCCGGCAAACCGCCTACCAACGGGCGCAGCAGGCAGAATGGGAGCGCACGCGCATCGGCGCGTTCTACATCGTGAAAACCGTGGACTCCAAGAACCGGTTCAAGAAGCCGGAGGATCTGTTCAAGTTCCCGTGGGAGCAGCCGAAAGCGGAGGCGGTTCAATCCGCGCCACTTACCGCCCAAGAGCAGGCCGATTTCGAAAAATTTAGCCGGGAGGCCGACGAGTGGTACTACTCCAAGCACCCGGAAAAACGACCTAAAACAGATGGCATCAGTCAGTGACCTGAACATACGGCTCGGCCTGCTGGACAAGAACTTCAGCCGCCAACTCGCCAAGGTGGAACGCGACATGCGGGCCTCTGTGCAGCGCATGGGCGCGCTGGGCGAGCAGATGACGCTAGCCGTGAGCGCACCGCTCGGCCTCATCGGCGGGCTGGCGCTCAAGACCGCTGCAGAGTTCGAGTCGCTCACGCTTGCCATGACGACGACGTTCGAGTCCGTCGGGCGTGGCGCCGGCGAAGCCGCCGCCGAGATCAACGCCCTTCGCGTGGCCGCGCTGGCCCCGGGCCTCGACTTCGAGCAGGCCGTGAAAGGCTCCGTGCGCTTGCAGGGCGTGGGCATATCCGCCGAAAAGGCGCGCCTGATCCTTGCCGAACTCGGCAACCAGATCGCCAGCACCGGCGGCAGCGCCGACCAACTCGATGCCGTCACAAAGCAGTTCACGCAGATCATCGGCAAGGGGCGGCTGCTCCAGGAGGACTTGTCCATCATCCTCGAAAACATGCCGGGCCTCGCCAGGGTGCTCAAGGAGGAGTTCGGCACCACCAGCGCCGAGGCCATCCGGGCCCTCGGGGTGAGCACCGACGAGTTCATCAACCGCATCACCGACCGCATGGCCACCATGCCGCGCGTGGCCGGAGGCCTCACCAACGCGTTCACCAACGCGGGCGTGGCCATCCGGCAGAGCCTGGCCACCGTGGGCGAGGCGATCAACAAGACCTTCAACGTCACCGGCCTGCTCAATAATTTCTCCGAGTGGATCGTGGGCCTCGCCGATGCCTTTGCCGGACTGAGCGGCGGCACGCAGGCCGTCATCCTGTCCATCGGAGCATTCGCGCTTGCGCTGGGGCCGGCCATCAAGGGCCTGTCG